CGATCGGCTTCGTGACGTACACGCTGCGCCCGTGGCTGACTCGTGTCGAGCAGCGCGTGAGCCGAGTCCTGAACCCGCCCAAGCCGTCCGCTGGCAAGCCATACATGTACGCGAAGTTCTCCGTCGAGGGCCTGCTCCGTGGCGACTCGGCTGCACGGGCCGAGTTCTACTCGAAGCTCTGGAACCTTGGCGTGCTGTCGACGAACGACATCCTCGCGCTCGAGGAGCGTCAGCCGGTCGAGGGCGGCGACGTCAGGTACCGCCCGCTGAACATGGGCCGGCTCGGCGAGTTCGACAACGCGGGCGGAGTGCCTCAGGTGACGCCCGAGATGCAAGCCCGCCTGATCGCCGAGCTCATCCAGAAGATCTACCTCGGCGTCGGCACGGTGCTGACCGCTGACGAGGCTCGCGAGATCGCCAACCAGGCCGGTGCCAACCTGACCGCGCCGTTCGCCGCAGGAGGCAACTGATGCCCGACTACCGCAGTTTCCGATTCCGCGGCCCCGTGCCGCCCGCCCAGCACGCTCCGATCTTCGACGCGATGACGGGGACTCTCGGGCGGGATGAGGCGACGCTGTGGATCTACGACCCGATCGACTCGTGGGGCGGGGAGTGGGGCGTGTCGGCGAAGGAGTTCGCCCGGGCGCTCACCGAGATCGGCAACGTCTCTACGATCCATCTGCGGATCAACTCGCCAGGCGGTGAGGTGTGGGACGGCATCGCCATCCTGAACTCGCTGCGCGAGCACCCCGCCCGCGTCGTCGCGCACGTCGATGGGCTGGCCGCATCGGCTGCGTCCCTGATCGCGTGTGGTGCTGACGAGGTGATCATGGGCAAGAACTCCCGCCTGATGATCCATGACGCGTGGGGTATCGCGGTCGGTCCGGCTGAGACGATGCGCCAGACCGCTGACCTGCTCGACAAGACATCGGACGACGTGGCAACCGTGTACGCAGCGAAGGCGGGCGACGGCGACGCGTCCACGTGGCGTGACGCGATGCGGGCAGAGTCCTGGTACACGGCCGAGGAGGCTGTCGCCGCGGGCCTCGCAGACTCGGTCGCGGGGACTGATCCTCAGTCCCCCCAGAACCGCGACTGGGGCCAGGTGTTCGGCAGGGCCTCCGTCGTCCCGAGCGCCGCGATCATCGTCCCGCCCTGCACGGGCATGGGCTGCGGCTCGGCCTGCTCTGGCTGCGACACGCTCAACGGGTGCGAGCCGGGCTGCCCCGGCTGCGGCTCTGACTGTGAGGGCTGTGGCGACTCGTGCCAGCCCGACCCCGGTATTGCCGACCAGAACTCGGCGACCATGCCGAACATCTTGCGCGCCCGCCACCGGGCGAACGCCCGCAAGATCTGACCCCCCACATTCGCCTCTGCCCATCGGGGGCAGGGCTCGCATGCTCACGGAAAGGAACCACGCATGCCCACAACCCAGCAGCTCCGCGAGCAGCGGGCCAACATCTGGTCTCAGATGAACGAGGTCATGGACGGCGCCCAGAGCGCCGGCCGCGACTTCACCGCTGAGGAGACCCAGAAGTACGACCGTCTCGAGGCCGACCTCGACGCCAAGGGTGCCGAGATCGAGCGCATGGAGCGCCACGAGAAGCACGCCGAGAACCTCTCGCGCGTCGACCGCTCCGGCGTCGTCGCACCCACGTCGACCGAGGACTCGGAGGATGGCGGAGACTACGCCGGCATCTTCAACCGGTTCGTCCGGTTCGGCACCGAGGAGATGTCGATCGACGAGAAGAAGGTCCTGCGGGCCAACTTCCGCGCCGACAAGGACGTCAAGATGGCCGCGGCCGTCGGCACCGGTTCTGCCGGTGGGTACGCCGTCCCGTCCGACTTCCGCGCCACGTTCGTCGAGACCCTCAAGTTCTACGGTCCGATGCTGCAGATCGCGGAGACCCTCGAGACCGAGTCGGGCGTGAACCTGCCCTGGCCGACCAACGACGACACGGGCAACGTCGGCGCGATCCTGGCGGAGAACTCGCAGGTCACCGAGCAGGACGTGACGTTCGGCACGGCCAGCCTCGACGCGTACATGTACACGTCGAAGCTGCTCCGCGCGTCGCTGCAGTTCCTGCAGGACCGTCCCGACGCGGACACGTGGCTCGCGCGTAAGCTCGGCGAGCGTGTCGGTCGCATCCTGAACCAGCACTTCACGACCGGCACCGGAACGTCGCAGCCTGACGGCATCGTGACGTCCTCGACGGTGGCCGTGACGAGCACCGGTTCGTTCGCCACCACGGGCGGCGTCTCGCACGACAACCTGGTGGACCTGCAGGAGTCGATCGACCCGGCGTACGGCGCACTCGGCGGCCAGCGGTGGATGCTGCACCAGTCGGCGCGCAAGGCCGTCCGCAAGATCAAGGACTCCACGGGCCAGCCGATCTGGCAGCCGTCGTTGCAGGCCGGCACGCCGGACATGCTGCTCGGCGCCGAGGTCACCCTCAACAACGACATGGCCACCATGGCCACGTCGTCGAAGTCGATCGGCTACGGCAACGTCCAGCAGGCGTACGTCATCCGGCTCGTGTCGGGCCTCACTGCACTTCGCCTGGCCGAGCGCTACGCGGACTTCCTGCAGGTCGGGTTCCTCGCGTTCCAGCGCGCGGACGGCACCATGCAGGACGCCAACGCGTTCAAGGTGATGCAGACGACGGCGACCGCCTGATGGCCCCCAAGGCGAAGGAGGAGGCGGCCGAGGTCGCCGAGCCCGAAGTCAAGGACGTTGATCGAGTGACGTCCATCTCCATGCGTGCCGACGGTACGCCCGACCAGTCCGAAGGCTTCGAGGTCATCGAAGCCTGACCGTCTACCAAGACAGGCCCCGCCCATCGAGGCGGGGCCTGTCCGTGACCGGGAAGGAGCAGGGCCGTGGCGACCATCGACGAGGACGAGGCGTTGTCCTTCCTGGGGATGAAGACGTCGGACGACATCGACGAACTGCGTCGGTTCATCGCGACGACTGAGGCGGCATGGGCTGCAGCTGGACTCCCCTGCGCCATCGCGTCGCGCACTGACGAGCTCGACGGGTGCACTCCCGCGCTCATCCTGTACGGAACCCCGGTCGTGGCTGTGACCTCGCTCACCGAGTACGGAGCATCGGTAGATCCGGCGCTGCTGTCGGTGGCGAAGAAGTCTGGCGTCGTGAAGAAGTTGAGCGGTGCCGAGTTCCGCGACCCCGTCATCATCACGTACACGTGGGGGTTCGCGACCGTCCCCGACGACATCAAGCACGCGCTGATGCTGCTGCTCAAGCACCTGTGGGAGACGCAGCGCGCTAGCAACCGCCGCAACGGTGAGCCCGACGTCGGCTCGGCGTACACGTGGCCCAACCGGGTGCTGCAGCTCGCGCGCCCGTACATGCCGGTGGCGTTCGGATGACCGCCCGCGGCTCCGCGATCCCCGCAGCGATCGACGCGCTGATCGCTTCCCTGTCCGCCGCGCTTCCCGATGTGCTCGTGGTCGACGGCATGGAGACGTCCGACGACAAGGCGCCGATGGTGTTGTTCGTCGGCCTCTCGGACCCCGATGGGACCGGACCTGAGAGTGCGGCCTCATCGACTCAGAAGTGGGCGAACCTCGGACGCAACACCCGCGACGAGAAGCTGACCATCAACCTCGTCGCGGTCGCATGGAACGGCGATCGGAACCAGAAGATGGCCCGCGATGACGTGTTCGGGATGGTTGACCAGATCGCCGACCTGATCCAGACCGACCCCACTCTCGGCGGCTCGGTGCTCGTTGTCACGGACGTTTCCAACATCGATCTGCGTCAAGTCGAGGACAGCGCCGGTATCGGTGCGTACCTCCCGCTGAGCATCACCTGCACCGCCCGACTGTCCTGAGGAGGACCCCCCATGAAGATCACTCACGACCTGCCGTTCACCGCGTACGTGTCGCTGCTCGGCGTGGATGTCGAGCCGGGCGAGGTCATCGACGTCACCGCGGAGCAGGCGGCCGTGCTGCTCGAGAACGCAGCCTTCCGTGAGGTGAAGGCGACGAAGACCACCACCACAGGGAAGGACGCCTGACATGGCTGCACCTCAGGATGTTGCGATCGAGTGGGCTCCCGAGTCCGTCGCGTACGGCACGGCAGGAACGGTCTGGCGTGCGCTCGAGTTCCTGTCGGGGGCGATCAAGTTCGACAAGAAGCCCGTCCAGGGCAAGGGCCTACGGGTCGGGCAGCGGCTCGATCGCTCGTCGCGTCGTGCGGTCGTGACGGTCGGCGGCTCGATGACCCACGAGTACGAGGCGCAGACGCACGGGACCGGCCTGCTGTGGCAGGCGATGATGGGCGCCGGCACGTCGACCCTGGTGTCGGCGGGCCTCTACCAGCAGGTGTTCACGCTGGCCGACTCGCCCACCCCGCTGACGGCCCGCCAGTCGGTCCCGCAGGCGACGGCCGCGACGTGGGGTGTGTTCACGGCCCCCGGTGGCATGTGCAAGTCGTTCGAGATCGACGCGCCGAACGCGGACCTCGTCAAGATCAAGTCCGACTGGGACTTCCAGACGGTGACCGGCACGACGGCAGGGTCTCTGTCGCCGGCGTACCCGGCTGTCGGGAATCTGCTCACGTTCGCTGGTGCCGCGCTGTCCACGGGGACCTTGACGGCTCCGACGGCGACGGCGATGGCGTCGGCTCCGACTGCAGTGAGCGTCCGTTCGTTCAGCGTGAAGGTCGACCACAGCCTGAACCTGGGCCGCTTCAACTCGGGCACGGGTGGCGGCAAGAAGTCGAAGCCGGTCGCGGGCACTCGCAAGATCACGGGCAAGTTCACGATCGAGTACGACGCGGCGACGTACACCGACCTCATTCTGAACGACGGCGCCCTGAACATGATCGGTACGTGGACCTCGGGGAACGACGTCCTGCAGGTCGTGCTCTCGGACCTGCGGCTCGAGGGTGACCTGCCCGCCCCGAACGCTGGCGAGCTGATCACCCACGACTGTAGCTTCACCGGCTTCGACGGCGGCGTGGCGGCGCAGGGTCTGTGGATTATTCAGAGAACGAGCGACACCGCAATCTGAGTCCAGCGCACATAACATACGGCGATCTAGGAGGCTTGATGGCTGACGCGTCGTTCAGCATCAAGGCCGTCCGGGGCGACATGGCAAAGGTCCAGAAGGCGCTCAAGGATGCCGGGACCAAGGAGATGCGGACGCGTCTCCGCAAGATCATGTCCGAGGAGACGAAGCCGCTCCGCCAGAAGATCAAGAAGTCGGCGCTCGACACGCTGCCCGCTCGTGGCGGGTTGGCGAAGTGGGCCGCGAAGACGCCGAACTCGAACACGGACTTCCGTGAGCGGTCGGCCGGCGTGCGGATCACGATGGCGAAGAAGGGCCACGATCTCGCGGCACTGAACC